TTCTGCTCTATTGTTAGTGGCGTCGTTTAGATCTTCTTCTTTATTCTGTTTATCGAACCATTCTTTCATTTTATTGAAAGTATACTTTCTTAACCAGAGGGGCATATTATATACTGTCCCCCAGTCATATCCACCATTACTGTGAAATACAATCTCGTGAATCTCGTGAAAAATAGAGAGTCTATGACTCGTCGGAAGGCCAAAAAAAGTCAACACCTAGTCTAATGTCGATGCCCTCCTCTACACCCTCGGGGTAATACTTGAGATCGATATCCGGTGTTATTTTTCCTATATGAGTCCTCAAGGCTTTTGAGTCTGGAGCTAGTAGGTAGTTGTCTACAAAATCTCTAATTGCAGCTTTCTCTCTGTTACCGTTTACTGAGGTTATGATGTGTTTGAACCTAGTGGTTCTTTCTGCTGAAGCTTTAGGGTTAATCTTCTGTAATCCTTTAAGCTCAGCTTCTATTCGCCTTTCATCTCCATGAGTTAATAGCTTAAACGTTACTTCGTTCTTACTATTAGGTAGAGTAAAAGAAAACTCATTTAAACCAGGTGTAAATAGCTTCTCATCTACAACCTTATTACGTAATTGAGCTAGATCGCAGACGTATTCTTGCTGAACTCCTTCTGAATCAGTCCTTTTAAATTTGTAGTCTTTACCGTAGCCGAGTATTCTTGCTGCTACCATGATCGCATTCTTATCTCCCACGAGTATATCATCGTAGTTGATTTTTGAGACTATTAAAGATTTTAATAGTTTATCGATTACTGTACCTTCTCTAATATAGTTCATATTAGTTAAGATATCCTCTTCCTTAGCGGTCATGTACTTCATTTCTACTGTTCCGGAAGAAAGGGGGTTGTCTGATGGATATAGCAGTCCCTTAGAAGGGAGTTCTACCATTTCGGTAGGTAATTTTAAAACTTCACTCATAGTAACTTATTATTTTCTATATATAAATAGATACAGTCAAGGTTTTTAATCAAAAACCATCTTCATTGACTTAATAATTTTTTTATTCCATTTCTTGAGTACGTTCTTATAAAAATAAGCTAAAGCAAAGGGTCCAGAATGATCTAAGTCTTGCGCAAACTGTAATACTTCGTCTGAGGATAATTCTATAAGTACTACGTGTTCATCAAAGCCCTTATGATCCTTTAACGCTATCTCATCTGTGAGGTCGAAATATTTGCCTTGGTAGGAATTCCATGCATGATCTATCGGAATAAACTTAGATGCAATTCCTTCACAGTAGTTGATTCCTGAACCTACTGAAAAGCTGGTCCAGAAAGAGTTATCGTAGCATTGTTTCTGTTTTACCTTTATTCTACCTGCGTCAAGAGCTTTGTCAACTTCTTTAGCTACAGGCAAGGTTTTATACGGAACAACCTCTACTTGTTTCGCTACTTGTGATTTCCATCTAGCAAATTTTACCCTATCATTTTCATCTCCTAAAAAAGTAGCGAGCGCTGCCGCTTCTCCGTCCAGGTACTGCTTTATTTGACTTTCAATTAAGAACATATGTAAATACTTAGTATTAATATAAAAAAATCTCTTGGGGATTCCAAGAGATTCTTTTGTAAATATAGGATATTGTTTAGAAGTTTAGTTCACAGTAATCCATTGCTAATGTCATGTCGATGGTGATATACTGATCGTTTGACCAATCGTATTCGCCGAAGTTTGCAGACTTAACATAAGCACCTCTGATTACCCATTCACCTACTATATCACCTACAGGGCCTAAGATGTTTAAAGTTACGTTCTTCTTGTAGAAGTCTGAGTAACCATCTCTACCCGTGATTGATTCATGAGATAGACGAATCCACTCCATTACTGCTTGTCCACCAGAAGGTGTGATTGGGTCGTAAAGAGAGAGGTTCATATCTTGCCATTCTGCCTTACCCTTCAGTTTACGGTAAACGTTGATGTGATCTAGTTTAACATCTGTAAACTGTACTTGAGGTGAAGAAGCTTTCTTAATTAAGTATGTTGGTATTCCATCGATGTACATTATGAAGCGATTCTGAACCTTGGGTTCGAAGGCCGTGTACATTAACTCATTTGGATCTATTAGTGGCATATCTTATCTATTTAGTATAAATATTCGTTTTTAAAATTTATATAACTTACTGACCAAATGTTGCACCTGTTGGAAGAATGTTGAAATCAAGTATGATGAATTCAGCAGTTCTAGTAGGCTGTAATTGAATTACACCAACCATCTGGTTTCTATCAATTACATCCGGTGTGTTATTGGTTTCGTCCATTATAACTCTGTAAGCATATAAACCTTGTCTCTGTTGTACTGAATCTAGATAAGGAGTTATTTGGTTTACAAATTTAGCTCTCGTAGCAACTGTATTCTGTTCGAATAGGAAGTTCTCAGCAACAGCTCCAATTTGTCTCTTAAGCTCGATAAGTAACCTTCTTACATTCACCCTATCGAGAGCAGTAGCTGCAGTCTGAAGTGTCTTCTGACCATATACTACGGTACCTTGACCTGGGAATATTGCAATTGGGTTAACCTTGTTTGTATATAATGTATCTCTGTTAGATTTTGTTAATCTATATTCAGGACCTATTACTGTTGGCAATCCTCCGCGATTAAGACCTGCTGGTGCAAACCATTCTGCAGAGACTTTATCATTGTAAGCATATACACCTGGTATGATTGTAGCAGCTGGCGCCCATCTCATCTTACCGGTTTCGTTAGACCTTAACTGTACCCACGGCCAATATGTAGCAGCGTAGCTTGAATCTACGGTGTTTGCTTTATTTGCTGCAGTAGATACGCTTTGATTCTTTGAAGTTGTATCAACAACTACTATTGCATCACCTCTTTCTTCTGTATTGTTAATCAAAGTTTCTAAGGTGAGAGCTGCGTTTTGTAAGTTAAGACCTGGAGCGTAGATTACTTCGTAATCGTACCAATCTTTGTTTTTAAGTAAGCTGAATGCTACATCATAGTTACTCGGGATAAGCCCTTGTATGTTATTAGCGTAAGAAGGACTTGCACTAGTCGTGATGTTTTCAAATAACTTTAGAACATTACCTGCTGTTTGACCTCCGTATAAGTCTCCTGATGCGCCACCGAATGTGCCTTGCAGTGATCCAGATCCAAGAGCAGGAAGTGAGCTGGTTGCATCATTATTAGGTGTTCCGTTTGCATTAAAGTATCCGGGTTGTGCAGATACAGATTGTACTCTCACGTAACGGCTCTTGTTAGCGTATGAGCCGGTTGAAATTAACTGCCAATCACCGTTCTCATCTTGTGAAGGATACCAGCTCATATTACCGATCTGATATTCAATATAGTTTGCAGAGTTAGGATCTAAGCTCAAATTAGACCATGTCTCAAGTATTTTCTTCGACTTTGTAGAATCATCACCTCTTCTAATTATCAAAGAGAAAAGTCCAGAATTAACATCTGTACTTGCAATCTCCCATCTAATATTGTTTACTGATCCTGAAGGTAAGAAACCCCCTGTTACTGCTGTTTCTGCACCTGCTGAGTTATCTTGGTCAACACCAACTGATAGAGTTCCAAGTACGAAAGAAGTAATCCCTGATCCTGTTGCAGCGATTGAAGCTGATGCAGGAAGGTAGTTTCCGTTTGGACTTGTTGCTGTAGATCCTGATACAACTCTGGTAATCAACATGGTTTCACCTCCTTGCTGGAAATAGTTATATACTGCAAGAGATGTTAAATATTCTTCTGTAGAGCTACCGGTTGGAAAAACTGCTCCAAACTTGCTCGTAAAGTCAGAGTAAGAAGTAACTACCACTGGATAGTTGACCGGTCCTTTCACTGCTGGCCCTACCAATGCTGCTCCAGCCACTACAGGGCCTTGTGCTATTTGTGATAGGTCGTTTTCATTTAGAAATACGCCGGGTGAGATTATTGCTTCTGCCATAATGTTTTGTTAATGATTTTCTATAATAAATAGTACACTTTTTTGTAGAAAGTTGTTCCCAAAATATTTATCAAGTTATTTTGGTAGCAATACCTTCTTCTATATTAATAGAAACCGGGCCGTATTTCTTAACTAGGCTTTCAGAAGTTGTTTCCTCTAGAATCATTATCTCTCGTAATTCTTCTTTGTAGGTCTGTTCAACTATTTCAAGTCTAATTTTCTGTAAGGCTATTTCACCTAGATGAGCAGTTAATGTTTCGGTTCGCTGTTTTAACTTAGTTAATTGCTCGATCTCTTCCTGTAACAAATTTATTTTCATATTATTCTACTTTAAGATATTTGTGTAATCGTTAGTATGATAGAGGGTATAGCGGGAATATTACCTGCTGCTGATTCTGCTAGAATTACAACGTCTGTATCATCACTTTGCCAAGCTAATTCGAAATAATCATTTGCTGCAGCATCTGATATTAAATTCCAAGCAGCTACTGTCTCTTGATTATGTCTTACGTAAATTCGAGTTGCAGTATTCGGTACATTTTGTCCATTCTTCTTTAACCATATCCATATGTTAGAATCTCCTGCACCTTCGTCGCTTATTTGGGCTGAGAATTGTAGGTTATATATGCCTCCGTAAAGTGTGGTTATACGAGTAGGAAACCCATCGTTGTTATTCGCAATAGATATGTTGTTAGAAAAATCTACTGTATTGAATTTAAAGGAACTTGATATGTTTGCAGAACCGGACTGCGTAGTTGTATCACTAAATGCTCCGTAATTAAATTGCTTCTGTCCGTTTATATACAGACTTTCTCCTAAGAGGTAGAGTGATCCAGATACTTTTACGTCTTTTTTGACATCTAAACTTCCGGACATGTTTAGGGATCCGGTGAGTATGTGGTTGTTGTTCGGATCTATAAACATTTTTTTATACACCTCTGTATCAAAGCCGCCTGCAAAGATAGTCACACTTCCTGAATCTCCACTTCTAGCATTCCCTATAACCATTTTCTGTCCTAATCCGTAAACATACACATCATTAGGGCCTCCGAGAGTTCCTTCAACAGCATAGTTCTGATTGTTAATACCTACGTTAACATACATATCAGATTCAGTACCGTTATTTGCTGTTGCGACTAAGTCTGAAGATGCAGAACTACCCGTACTGAAGTTCTTTATATCAATTTGAAAATAATTATCGACTACACCTTCACCTCTTATAACTGTATAAGAATCCGGATTGTCTTGGTAGACGAGTAAGGCTTCTGGAGCTCG